TCACCGGTCATGGTTGAGTTTATAATGTCAATGTCCTCCTTGTAAGTATTCGCCTGAGCAAGAAGAGCATTGGTCTCACTGCTATACAAGATGTGGTCTATGTAGCCCTGAGCCATCAGCTTTGTTAAAGTTTCACGCTGTTCTGTATTCTGCTCCAAAAGTCGCTCCAAGTGCTGGATACGTACAAGATTCCCATCGCCGAAATTGTTCTGAAGTGCAGCAACGTAAGGTTTTAAGACTAGCTTGTGGCTGTAGATTAGTTTATTGAGAACTGTTACAAACGCAATCTTTAAATCTTCATCTTTGATATATAACATCGAGCATTTGCTGGTATCAGCTAAGTGTGTGTTGCATACCCAAGCAGCATATTTTCCGTAGGTATTAGAGTGCATTCTTCTCCTAAATGTGTCTTCGCATTTGCCACAGATTATTTTACCGGAAAAAGCATATCGCTGATGATATTTTTTACCCCCTCGTTCGATGCCTTTTTCAGAAGCTCGCTGTGCTACCAAAAGGCCTGCGGCTTCAAAATCCTCTTTACTGACAATCGCTTCATGGTGGTCTGTCACGTAGTACATATCAAGCTCACCCTTGTTTGTGTGTCTGTTGAAGGATTCATCGGTATAGGTTTTTTGGAAAATAACCTCGCCAGTGTATTTCTCATTTGCAAGAATGCCTCTAACACTTGTTGTCGTCCAACGTCCGCCGCGCTTGGTAGGTACGCCTTCAGCTTCTAGTTCTTTTGCAATGGCATCAGTACCTTTACCTGCAAGAACCTCTGCAAAGATACGTTTTACAATTTTAGCTTGTTCTGGCAAAACGCGGAGTGTGCGACCGTCCCAACGATAACCATATGGTGCATATCCAAGCTTGTAAGTTCCATTCTGGAATCGCCTTTTAATGGACCATTTGCTGTTTTCAGAAATAGAAGTGGATTCACCCTCAGCCACCCCGCTTAGGATTGTGAGAAATAACTCACTTTCCATTGAGCCCGTGTTGATATTTTCCTTCTCGAAGTAAATAGGAACATCCAATTCCAGAAGCTTTCTTACAAGCTCCAAACAGTCGGTTGTGTTTCTCGAGAATCGGCTGATGGATTTCGTGACGATAAAATCTATCTTCTTTGCGCCGCAGTCCTGCATCAATCGCATAAGTTCCGGACGTTTATCTTTCTTGGTGCCAGTAATACCTTCATCAAAATACAATCCGGCGAACTGCCAATCGTCACGTGCATTGATATAGCTTTCGTAGTGCGTTTTCTGATTTTCTAAACTTTCAAGCTGTGCATCGTTGTTGGTGGAAACACGACAATATGCTGCAACGCGAAGTTTGTGCTTTTCGCCTGTTACATTCTGTACTTTATCGATTTTTGTAACCTTCTTCACGATGGTTCACCTCCTTTCGTCAATGTATATATATCACTCTAAACGCTATATTTATCAAGTGATTCCCGGCATTATTTCTACATACATCGGGGAGAATGTTTGGCGATTGAGAAGGGTTAATTTGTTGAATTCTAACAAAGAAATAAGTCCAGAATCCAGCAGAGATTTTGCCACTTCCTGCGCTTTGAAATAATCATAATCACACTGTAATTTCATATCAGTAATAGGAGTAGGCTCCAGTTTTAAGTGAGATGCAATGTCTGTTCTTTTTAGAACAGATCTATTTTCAGTTTGATTCATAATGTCCTCCAATCTGAAAGCTATGCCTTCACTTACCCACTGGAGACAAGAAGATGATTTGAGCGGATATTTTGATAAATAAAAAACGCCCATCAGAGGACGAAACTCCAATGGGCATTCAATTACTTCAATAATTCATTTACTTTCTTCTGTATAGCAGCGTAATCATAATCGGCAGTGGTAAGGCGATTCTTTCTATCTTGACCGTTATCCCATTTACCTGCAATTACTTCTTTTGCAATCTCAGTAACAGTTTTCTTTGCAAGAGTTTGTTTACCGGTATAGATCACATTTCCTTTTTCATCGAATACACTGTAGCCAGCATTGTCATCAGCGCACTTCTTGGCATAGCTTAATACCTTGAAGGCTCCTTTCTGAGTTTTGCTATCAGACCAAGTCATACGCACGCGATATAAAGTAGATGTAGTAGTTGCAGGAGCAGTGGTAGTAGTTCCTAGCTGTGCAGTAACCTTTTTTGCTAAGTCACCAAGTCTAGTATATAGCCAGTTTCCCGGACAAGACTTATTTGTAAACCATCTATGTACGGTGATTACCATTTCATCAGACTTTGGATTGTAGTTAAGGGTCTTGTCCTTATCGCCAAGCCAGATAAGTTTCTTTTTACCATTGCGCTTGCAGATATCAACGCAAAGCCTGATAAGAGTATCGTAAACCTTGCTATTCATAGCATAAGGTTCGCTTGTGTCGCTGGCGCATTCAATCGTAATGGCACGCTGGTCGTTTGCATTGCTGGAAGAGCACCAAGAACGATTTTTTTCTTCAACATACATACCGATTCTACCATCAGGGCCAATACCATACTGGCTGCTGGCTTGTCTTGAAGTAGGGGAGAAAATGTTACCTAATGTTTCAACGCTGCACTGACCGACAACGCAATGCGGTGTGATGCGGTCAATGGAGTGAGTTCTCTGCCCGGAGTGATTCGGGCTAAGTTTGGTATAAGATACTAATAAGCTGTTTGTGTAAGACATAATGTTAGTCCTCCTTTTCTGAATTGTTGTGAAGCTGTTCTAAGACTGCCTTTATCTTTGCAGGCACTGGTAGTCCAAGATGCGCGGCATTTTCCAAAAGAGATACACCTTCATTGGAAATGTAAAAGAAGATAACAGCAGTACGAAGAATATAGCCTGACCCGATAACTTCTACATCTAGAACATTTGCAATTCCTACAAGTAAGAAAATAAGTACCTTGCGGCAGATTCCTCTGAAGCCGACTTCACTGGATAAAGTTTTATCTTCAATTGCGCACATTACGCCAGTGATATAATCGATAATCACAAATGCTAAAAGTGCAAAAAGCAGCCCATCACAACCTCCCAAAAAGTAGCCTAGCCACCCTCCAACAACTGAAAAGATAAGTTGCATGAAACTCCAAAATTCCTTCATGTTTGAACCCTCCATTTCTGTAAATCTGTATAAAAAAGCACTCTGAAGAGATGCTGTAGTCTAAGATTATTGTTCTTGAATGATATAGGTTATTTTCATTGTCTTATCTGCGGTCTTTGTAATAGGTTCTGATAAATTATTGATAGTGGCAAGATAATTCCCTAATGCAAAAAAATACGTATAAATGTAAAATGAGCTACTATAAGAGTAACCCATATAATAAATTAAAGGATGGTTTCTAAAAGGAATGCCTATGGCAGAATTCGCACTACTAGTTGTATTAAAAACATATTTCGCTTTGGGAAAAGTCATTTTATTTGTCTGATTATTAATAATCAGCGAGCTAGTCGCATCCCAATAATAAATCCTATCTTTTATTCCAAACAAAGGATAAGTCACCGTACTTAAACTGTTGCTTGCTTTTGAAACATTAGCTGAATTGCCCAATTCAAATTTATAATAGCTATAATATTTTGTGGTTCTTTGGAGCCATACATACCCATTATGTACATAAGCATAACGAAGTTCGTAAGAAGCACTGTTAAAAAAAGTTTCTGTCGTAGTGTTTATCATCTCATACTGAGTTACTTCCCAAGTATCTAGCTTTATTTTTATAACAACAAACCTATCCTCAGGTTTAATATAGTTTCCTGCTGAACGACTTGTAGAAATTAAATAAAGACAATCGTCTGTAGGATCATAGTTTCCTTTTAAACTATTTAACAAAGTGAGGTCACTTAATGTAATAGTTTCTAGGATGGGTAGCTCTTGGTTAGGTTGTTCAAAGACGGCAATGCTTTTTAAAAAAGCTCTCTTTTTTAAAATAGAAATCTGTGTGTCATTTTCCTTTTTATAATAGTAAGCTATGTCTTGATCAGGATCGATTAAAAATAATTTCTCTTCAATTTCATTTTTAAGTTTAGAATAAGGCAATAACTCTGACAATTCATCTGAAAGCTTTGTCATTAATAAATGTTCCGTTCCATAACTTACATTAGGTGTACCCAAAGAAAAATAGCCTCCTTGATTACTTGTTAAAGCAATACTTGAAATCGTACCATTTGCTTCGCTTGTTTTAAAGTCATAAACGTATTTCACATACCTTTCTTCCGTGTTAAACTCACTTTCTAAGGTGTTATAACTTCCAAACAAAGAAGAACTATAGGTATTTTGTGTATTGTAAACACCGTATCCTATAGGATTCACATTGGGACTTAGTATATAATTATCTGGATCTTCTTCTACAGGAGAATCGAGTAATAAAATACCACCTAACAAGGTCTTATAATAAGGAGTGAGCGTACTATAAAATTGAGTAGAATTACTTGCAAGCCCCAGAGGCGTTAATATTTCAGATAAAGCATTAGTGACCATGTTTTCTTCAACAATTGTTTCTGTTTTTTGTGTATGAATATCTGTTAATTCTATCTTTGTTAGACCCTTCAACATTTTCTAACCCTCATTTCTATAAATTATTTTAAATTCTGAAAGACTCGCTGTATCATATAAAATAAAACGCAAACGTAAATCTGTAGCATTTTTAAAAGTTGCCCAAATCTCTGTGAGATCAGTCTGTAACCAATCGCTTAGTAAAATTTCTGAATCAAAATTTATGCCATCTAAAGCAATTTGAATTTTAACTTCATCATCAAAAATAGCAGTTATTTCTTCAATTCCTATAATAGAATAGTGGTTAATATAAAGCCCTGTTTCTAAATATTGTGGAAAAGGGTAAGCTGTTAAAGTTGCTGTTAAAAAAGTAGAAAACGGCTTAGATTGCCAATAATAAATTTCCGGATTTTTTAATCCTAAAAAATGTTCACTAGATGGTAAGAAATGAAAGCCATCTTTTAAAAAAGTGGCTGCAGTTAAAGCATTACTTTGTATTTTTTCCCAGTTGTTTTCCGTAAAAGTATAAAGTATTCCCTCTTGTGCAACTAAAAAATAATCGTCTGGTACGTTATAATCAAATGTATAGTTTTTATAAAAAATTTTCCATAAAGAGCCTGCATCGTCCTCATGATAAAAACTCACTTGGCAACCTTCCCCGTTATTAGCCAATTTTAAAGAAGTCGTTGAATTATTGCAGATTAACGCCGAAGTTCCTGTATTCGAACTGGTTGGGGTTTGAATAAGATTTAAAAACATATCATTATTTTCTAATAAGAAAAGTTCAAATATAAGCCTATTACTTTCAATTCTACTATTGTAGACGGTATACCCTTCAAATCTTATTTTTAAAAAGGGTATTTCATTGGATGTGACAGCATTTTGAGTGTAAATAGCAGTAGAACAACCATCACGTCTTAAAATTTTTAATTGCTCACTCCTATCACCAAATCCAATCCAATGATTACTTGATAAATAAATTTTATTTGCCGAAACACCATTAAATAAAAAATTATCTAATCCTGTAATAATGTGAGTAGTATCGTCATCAAAAGCGTTGCTTAAAACGGTCATATTTTCAGTAGTATTTAAAAACGGTTCTAAAATAAAAAGCGGTTTTCCTTCTTCACAAATGATTTCTACCCAGTTTTCCTCTCCTTCCAAAAGGAGCTGGTCACTAGTAAAAGGTACAGAAGGTTCAAAAGGAAGGACTCCACTATAAATTAGTTCTTTGTCTTTATTGTAAAGAGTCAATTTACCTTCGCCTTCTATTCGGTAAACTCTTACTATTTTTTCTAGTGTAAAAGGTGACTCACTCAAGAGCAGTTTGATAGGTTCTATTTTTAGCCATTTATAATTTGTTTCTTCTATTGGCACTTTTTCACCTCCCAAGTATCTATTTTGCTAAACATATCTGTAGAAACAGAAAGTTTATGTAATTGACCATAATTAATAGGTGTTTCAGAAGACTGATATGGATAGCTTGTCCTTAAACAAAATGATTCTTCGCTACACTCAATAAGTGATGACATGAACTCTGGTTTAAGACTTTTGTTGATTGTAAAAGTATTGATTTTTTCACAGACATCAAGTTGGGTTTCAAAGTGATGGAGTTTAAAATCTCCTTCACAAGAAAGTCTTGAAAAGTTATTTATTAATGGAATAAGTTCTGGTTTATCTTGTTTAATCTGAAGGCTAGTTGTCCATCTATCAACCTTAAATGTAGATGAAAGTAATAGTCTATCAATACATTCCATCATTTGAATGCGTCCATCCCATTTTGAAATACCTGCTACAAGCCCTTGACCACTTACTGTTGCCCTAATCTGAGATTCTAAAATGGAAAGAGTTCCGCCTTCCATTTTCAAAAAGATTGATAAAGTATTTTGGCTATTTTCTATAACTGGAGAAATAGGTAAAAAAAGAGTTAAAACATGATTTCCGTTACTATAAGTTTGTTTCGGATAAAAAGTCTTTATCTCTTCCAAATTAAGCTTATAAATAACTGTTAAGTCAGCTTCACCTTTTTCTGTAACGTTATATTGAATAGGGGTTTCTACTTGAGTAATAACGTGGTTGCCATTTTCGTCAATTTCTTCTTTATCCATTAACAAGGTAGTTTGTATTGTTTTTTCAATGTCTGGCACAGCAACACTAAGAAGTATTTCAGCCTGAAATTGTGCAGTGGTTTCTTCTTTAGAAGTAAAAGTTATATTTAAAACTTCCGTGGCCAGTTCCCCAATAGTAAAAGGAATAGTGTTCATAAAGTTATAAATGGTCACTTTATTCGTTTCGATAGTATTTAAAAGACCTGTGATATTCTTATCATTTTTACTTTTTGAAGTAGCTAATTTAGGATTTTTCCCTATACATTTTAGGCTATGCTTGCCACCTATCTTATAAGTAATACTCGTTATACATGATAGTTGTGTTTCATCTGCGTGTCCACCTACAAAACTAAGGACATCTCCTACTTCAAGGGCAGGATTACCAATAGTCGTCGCATCAAATGGGACATATCTTACTATGGCTATAGCGTTTAATATATTTTTAATTAAACGTATTCTCGTATCTTTAAATCCAAATTGTAAAAAAGGATTAACTCCTAAATTAAGTGTTAATCCATCATCGTTCTCTAAAGCATAGTATTCAGTTTCTTCGGTGAGCATATTGGTGGAAGAAAAACGTTCCGACGCTAAAACCGTATCTGTAAGGTGATTCGTATAAGCCTTTAAAATCAACTTTCCTGATCGATCAATCTGACAAAAACATCCTAAAACTTGTGCGACATAAAAAAGTAGATCCCGATAAGTTTCCATGTCATTATCTGCATAAATGCCTAAGATTTCTTTTCCATTTGGCAAAGCAGAAATTTCACTTTTTGTTTGGGCCATTTCAACCTGACACATCGTACATGCCAGTGCAATAAAATCATAAGGCGTACCACTGGAAGCAGTAAGCTTTAAATTTTTTTCAAACCGTAACATATAATCGTAACCTTTTAGTTCTAAACAATGTATCCTACGATTTGCTTCACTGATTTCGAAGATTCCCATTGGAACTGTTTCAAATTGTCCACTTTCTAATTCTAAATGGTAAAATAAATGGATACTTGCATTATCTAAGCTATATCTGTCAATTGGAGAAAGTAACGTGATGCTCATTTCAGCAGCGTATACTGTCCCAAGCTCAATTTCTGTATTACCTGCACATTGGCGGGTGATGTAGCCACTTCCTTTTAAAACCTCTTTGTCTGTAAATTCATAGCATATATTTTCTTTAGTTATAATTTTGCCACTCCAGTAGCATTGCCTAGTATTTTGTTTAACGGCTTTCATAAATTTACTTGATACCGGATACATGCTCATCACCCCACTTTCTAAAATTCATTTAAAGTAAAACTGACATACCACAGCCCCTTAAAAGAAGTATCTTTATAAAGTTTAACTTTAAAGTTAGTGATATACATCTCAGTTGTTTTTAAATCTAAAACTTCTGTATCAAAATAGGCTACTTTAAGTTTTCTTTCTTTTGAAAAAGAGGTAAGTTTTTTAAGCCATAGAGGCGTTACTGAAAAAGAAACACTGATTGTTACCACACCTATCCTTACAATATCTCTTTGAATCGTCCCAGCCTCTGTTTCTCCATTATTGTCTGATTCGATATCTTTTAAATCAATATCATAAGAATCTGGAAAAGGAAGACGTTCGTCGTTAATCTTTAAATAATCTATAAAAGCCATCTTATCTTCCTCCACTTCTTAAATTTGTTCTTTGCTCAGCATTGATAATGACCTCATCCAGCATAGTCCCACCAAGGTAGACAGGAATGACAATATCGCCACCTGAATTATTTATTTCATTCAAAGTATCTCGTAGAGCAGATACAATATCAGCTGTTGCAGAAGGATTACTAGATACGCTATTTGTCTCAGCACCTTGAAAGTTCAACCTATCTACTCTAGGATTTATGATCATATCGGAGGCAACATGTGAAACTGCCTTTTCTACAAGATAACGGCTTTTTTCAATCCCCTTTGCCAAGCCTTCCATAAAGTCTGGCATCCATGTTTCATACTCGGTAAGAGGTCCTTCATCCGGTACTGAAAAATGTAAAAAGGCTGTTATTTTACTGGCTACACTTTTAACAGCACTTGTTACAAGACCAATGCTATTTTTTATACCGTTAGCTATTCCTATCACCATATCTCTTCCCCAAGTATAAGCAGAACTAGCTAGATTTTTTATGTAGTTTACTGCTTTATCAAATCCACTTTTAATAGTCGTATAAATACTATTCACTATACTTTTAATACTACTTAACATGGCATTAAACTGACTGCTTACAGTAGCTTTAATGGTGTTTACACAAGAAGAAATAGTCGCTTTAATCATATTCCATGTGGATATAATTGTTGCCTTAATGGCATTGAGGATACTGGTTAAAACACTTTTGATGGTATTCCAACTGCTTGTAAAAACCGATTGAATGGTAGTTAAAACGGTTACAATAATAACTCTTATCGTCTCCCAAGAAGTAATAAGAAAAGTAGAAATAACCGAAATAATCGTCGTTAAAAAAGCTTGTATAGTCGTCCAAACAGTTGTTATTGCTAAATAAATCGCTTCCAACACAGAAGTTATCACGGTAACATAAAGATTGAAATGCGTTGTAATAAGTGTACGAATACCATTTAATAGCGTACTTATAGTATTTTTAATTTCTTTTCCTATGACCGTAATCGTTTTTTTAATATTTTCCCATAGATCTATCCAAAATGCCCTAAAGCCTTCACACTTATTCCACAAATAAATAAAAGCTGCCACTAAACCAGTGATGGCTATAATAATAAGTGCTATAGGATTGGCAAGTAAAGTAGCATTGAGAGCAGAAAAGGCTGTTTTTACAGTGCTGATAACATTTACCATTTGTGGCATAATGGTCATTATTGTACCTACTGCTGAAACGACCTTCCCGATAACAATCAGAACAGGGGCCAGTGCTGCCGCTAAAAGGGCAATAGTTACCAGCACCTTTTTAGTACCCTCATCCATACCATTAAGAAAGTCTACAAACTTTTGAATCCATCCCACGATACTTTTTATAGCAGGCAACAGTAGTTCACCAAAAGAAATAGCAAGGCCTTCTAGTGCAGACTTCAATATAGTCAGTTGTCCTTGTAAGCTACCAAGTTGGGTATCAGCCATCTGTTGAGCAGCGCCAGAACTCCTATCGATAGCATTTTGTAAGTTGTCCCACGCTTTACCTGTATTTGAAAGAAGTGCATTGACAGAGGCGAGGTCTGTTTTATTGAAAATCGTACTGATGATATTTGTTTTTTCTGCTGAAGTCATGCTTGCTATGCTGGTATTCAAATCACCTAATATGTCATTCATAGAACGCATATTTCCTTCTGAGTCATATACGGAAACACCAAGTGCCTCCATCTGTGCAGTCGCCTTGTCAGTTGGATTCTGCAAAGATAGAATAATGTTTCTTAAATGTGTGCCGCCTTCGGCACCCTTGATGCCATTGTTTGCTAAAATACCAAGAGCTGTGTTTAATTCTGAGGTGCCACCTTTGATAGACTTTGCTGTAGCACCAATAGTAAGAATACCTTCACCGAGTTGTGCTACGGAGGTATTGGTGCTAGATGCGGTTTTTGCCATCTGGTCTACCATAGTGTTTGCTTCGGAAGTTTCCATACCCAGAGCAGACATGGCATCTGTCACCATATCCGATGCAGAGGCAAGATCCATACCTCCGGCGGCAGCAAGGTTTAAAACGGTAGGGAGTGTATCACACATTTGTTGAGTATCGTAACCTGCAAGAGCAAGGTAATTAAGTGCTTCCGCACACTCTGAAGCAGAAAAAGCTGTACTGGCACCCATCTCCTTTGCGAGATTAGAAAGTACCTTCATTGTAGTCACACTCTGTCCATCTAAGGTTGACATAGCGTCTTTGGTAATTCCCATAGTCGCCTGCACCTGTGACATTGACGCTTCAAAATTTGCTGCTGTTGTAATAGATGCTGTTCCGAGTGCTGTAACACCTGCCGTAACTGGGAGCAGTTTTTTTCCAGCGTTTGAAATGTTATCACCTGTGGTCTTTAACTTTTCTCCGGATATTATAATTTTCTGAAGTGCCGTAGCAGACTGATTTGCCTGTGCTTCTAGTTTTTTGAGATCGTTCTCGGTTTCGATGATTTCCCTTTGAAGCGCATCATACTGTTCTAGTGATATCTCACCATTTTCAAGGGCAGTATTCGCCTGTTTGGCTGCTATCTTTAAGGTTTCTAGTTTTTGTTTTATTTCATCAACAGCTTGTGCCAGGAGTTTTTCCTTCTGAACAAGAAGTTCTGTATTACCTGGATCCATTTTTAATAATTTCTCGACATCCTTAAGCTGGCTCTGAGTGGATTTAATTTCCCCATTTAAGCCTTTAAGGGCTGTCTGCAGCTTGGTGGTATCTCCGCCAATCTCTACGGTAATACCTTTGATTCTGTTCGCCACCTAAAGCACCTCCTTCCTACGGGCATAAAAATACCCCTGATTTCTCCGAGCATAAGAAAAGCACCAGCTATTTCTGACTGATGCTCTGTAATATTATTCTGGTAATTTCTCAAAGTGGTCAATGGGAAGTTATCTAAATCTTTTTTCCTTAGCTTTTTTTCTTCAGACTCCGATTTACATCTTTGTATACTTTTTCAGCTGTGTTTCTATATCACGCCCGCCATACATCACACGGATGATTGTAACTACTGTTTTTTCCGTATTCGGAATATAAAGCACGCAGTAATTATCCACGGGCATAATCCTCAGACCACGGCTATGCCATGGTTCATGTTCATATGCACGGAATCTCTATTTCAAAAATCATAGATTATAATCTTTGCGAATATCTGCAAAAACTTTGCTTGCCGGTTTTGTACGTCCGGCTTTCATGTCCGCATATCCTTTCTCCAATTCAACATCCATTTCATCCTCGGATAAGGTACTCATATCCACCGGTCTCGCTGATGGGATTTTCACTTCAAAGGGAAGTCCTCTCTGGAGAATAATCTGTTTATAAAACATATTGATTGCATTCGAGGCGGGAATACCCAGTGCGGAAAGAATGCTTTCTGCCTGTTCCTTAACTTCCGGCTCAATGCGTGCATATAAATTCGCCGATTTTGCTGCCATAACAATCGATCCTTTCAAAAGAGTATCTTCGTATATCTATATTGTGCTCATTTGTCAGTACAAAAGCAATATCAAATCGAAAATTTCATATAACATTCATTAAAACTTATCAAAATCCGACTGAGTAGCAAGTTGCTTATAACCTTTATAATCATCATTCACATTCTCTGCGTACATATCATTGATCAAGCCAATCGTAAGTAAATCCAAATCACGGATGCTTATGCCAAGCTGTACGCAGCGGAGCAGAAATAGGGGTGTTGTCATTTCACGCTCAGTTGCGCGAAGTTTTTTTTAGACTCAACTCCAGTTTGAGTGTTAAGGCCCCAGAGCTGAATAAGCTGAGGAAGAATTTGATAGATAGAGAACGTATTAAACTCATCCAGCCAGTCTTCCGGATTATCAGGAATAGAAGCATCTGCATGCTTTGCCATAACATAGGCGATATTTTCAAACAGCTCTAAGGAGAACATATCCAGACAGGAGTTTTCAGGATTGCCATCGCCGATGCTTTTTTCAAGCTCGTGCAGATCTTTGTAAATATCCCTGTGGACTTTCATACGGTAAATACGAGGAATAGCAGCAGAGGCTCTAAAAGGAACCTCTTTCCCATCAATCTCGATTTTCTGTATCATACTCATTAACCGATACCTCCTTCGACAGTGGCTGCAGAAGGAATATAAACAGTTTTGTACCAGTCTGCGTAAACAGTAGAATTCGTTGTGTTTCCGGTTTTTGCTTTTACCATGCCATTGGCAAGAGGAGTAGCCTTGATGGAAAGTGTTTCAGTCTGTACTTCCTTGCTGTCCTCATTGGTGTTGCCCTCGATACCCGGACGAGAAGCAGAACAGTTGTACATGACATGACGGATATGCTTCTGGTCTCCATCAAATTCAAAAAGCAATGCAAAAGAAGCAAGCTCTACTTCGGAATTTTCGATAAGTACACCGTTGGCGTCCAGAGCTTCTTTAAAGACATCAGTACGGAAAGACTCAGGAATAAGAGCAAGCTCCAAGTCTCCGTCATAGCCCATATTGTTGTTGATAACATAATAAGCTACGCCATCAGCATAGAAGTTTTCAGGCTCACCATTTGCGTCCAATGAGATAGAAACAGAACCCGGCATGGCAACAGGAGTGCCATAAGAAACCGTTCCGTCTTCTGCAATAGAAAGCAAAGCATAATGAGCATTTTTAAGGTTATATTTGACCTTGTTATTCTTATCAGTCATTGTTAATTACCTCCATTTCAAATATGTACAGGACTTCATAGAGCTTTTCGCTCTCAATCCATGTTTCTGATTTGCTATAAAAAATACCATGACTATCCATCATGGTTTCGATGCTGTTTTCGAGAGTAGGATCTTTGCAATCAGTGTACAGTTCAATATGAATCTGATTTATCTTGAAATACACAATTCCATCGGCAGCAAAGTTATTACTGCCGGGCATGAGATAACAAATAAAAGGTGGATTAGGAGATTCGCCCTCAGCAAAATGGTCATAAGCAAAAGGCAACTTCATCTCTTG